GTTCTGAATTTTGTTTATGTGGATGTTTGGTATAGTCTTCCATGACGCTGTCCAAACAACCGGCCTCGTTTCGTTCCCATTCTTTGCGGAACATTTTTAATTCAGTACCGTTTGCTAGTTGGTATTTAAGCCTATTGCCATCTTTTGCTAATAATCCCTTGCCTTCAAACATGTCTACCAGTCCGCTGTAGGGATTCATGCCAGTTTCATAGGGAATCTTTACTTGTACACCTTCAAAAGGTTTAGCGTATCTAGTTTTCATAATCTTGCATCCTGCACGAATACCTTTTACTTCGGAGATTTTGTTGCCATCTTCGTCTTCTTTAAGTTTCATTTTCTTCATAGCGACAACAATGCTGGATGCGTAGATAAAACCTTGTCCGCCTGAAATTTTATCATCAGGATCAAACATGTCTTGACTTGCGTAGGTGTGGTTTGTGGCTACCAAGCCGATGTTTAGATCACCAAACATGTTTACACAATTACGAACAAGTGCTGTAAGTGCTTTAGGCTTACGGCCCATATCGCCTTTTAAATCACCAGCTTCAAACTGGTTAACATCAGTAGGAGTCAACAACATACCTAAACTGTCAAGTACAAACAAAACTTTGGGTCTATCATCTGCAGGCAGTGTTTTATATTCTTTTACAAACTCGGTGACCATTTTGGCTACATCGTCGATCATAGCCATATTAACTTTCAGCAGTTTGCTTTCACTGGTGTCCACACCCAGTGCGTGTAGCCAAGATTCATCTAGTGCGTTTTCACTGTCGATTAAGACAACATAAATGCCTTGTTGTTGTGCGTGACGCACCAAGTTGCCAGAACAGATAAAGCTTTTACCTGCGCCTGATTCACCTGCAAATACAGTGACTTTACCCAGTGGTACACCTCGATCAAATGCGCCACTGATCAAATAGTTTAAGGCATAATTGCCTGTACTGATCCAAGTATCTGGATCACGGAATCCTAAACTGATTCCATCAATACTTTTTGTAATTGTTTTACGAAATTTGCTGACATCGAAGGGTTTTGCCATGATAGTTCCTATTTTATTGATTATTTTATTTTAAGAGTAAAGTAGGGGACCGTCTCCCCTACATGACACAAGCAGCAATAACTATTATTGCTTTTGACGGTTTCTGATTTGAGCTAGGATGTCCATGGCATTTTTACTGCCAGTGGCCTGTGGTTTGGCTACAGGAGCTTCGTCTTCTGCATCATCGCCACTCCAAGGAGGAGTTTCATCTTCAACTACGGTGAGTTTAGGAGCAGCGGCTGCTGGGCGGGCTGCAGCAGCATCAGCAGCAGATTCTTTAGCAGGAGCGGACATGCCTGCGGGCTTGTAGTAAGCACCCCAGCGTTCCATATCAAATGGTTCGCCATCAACACTGGCTTCGAACATTTCTTTAATGATCTTAAGTTCTGTGTCGTTGGGTTTCTTGGGCAAAAAGTCAGCCAAATTGTATAGACCATACTTTTCGATTGCCGCAAGTTCATCTGCGTTCAGCGCAGATTCTTTACGAGCCCAAGTACTGGTACTGTAGTCTGCATAACCACCTTTACTGGTTTTCTTAATGTTGAAATCAAGACCAGCTTCGTAGTCTGTGGGCATGTTTTCCAGTTCTGGGTCCATGAGCGCATTTTTAACTAAGTTAAAAATCTGTGGGCTGATGATAAATCTGCGAATAGGATTTTCTGGGGACTTGTCATCAGTCAAAGGATTGTCGCGAATAAATCCTTGAAACAAATAAGACTTTTTCTTCCAATACTTACGGCCCATGTCTTCAAGACTTTTGTCTTTGAACCAAGTACGCACTTCAGCTAGTACTGGACAAGCTTCGCCCCACATTTCTACACAGGGAACCTGTACAAAAGTTGGTTTGCTGTCGGGTTGACCTTTAACGCCTGCGAAAGGCAATTTGATCATCAGTCTTTCAATCCAGAAAAAACTGTTTTTACTGTCTGCGTCTGGGAGGAATCTAACACGAGCGGTAGTTCCTTCTGCGATGTTCCAATGGGCGTAAATGCCATTGTCTCCGCCGGATTGGTTTGAACCTGGACGGTTCTCTTGAGCTTGTAATTTTGCTCGAATTTCAGCTAATGATGTGGCCATAATAGTTCTCCTTAAAAAATGCCATGATGTTTGTGCTTGGATATACGCCTGCACCTTGCAAGTGTATAACACGTGTATTTAGTCTGTCAAGACAAAAAGTGAAAATTTTGTTGAGCACAGGCATAGTTTAACTGTGCTTTTGATCTCAGTCAAATTATTTGATAAATTAACTCACAGCCGGATTCAAATTAATTTGTAAGGGTTTCATTGGCTCTTGTTCAATTGGTTTAGCAGGCTTACCATCAGGTTCACCAAAATCAGATTTTGGTGTTTGTAGTTCCGGTGCAGGTTCTGCAGGAGGCAAGTTTTTGATTTTTTGTTCAACATCTGTGGCCAATTTTTGTTGTATGAATTGGTTATAGATATTTTTGTGTGTTTCGCTGGTTGGGTCAACTAGGTAGCCGTCTTTGGCAAAATAAAATTTATTTGGGTTGTTGCGATCTTGATAGACCTGCATTTGAACCTGCTGTTGTTCACTTACTTTCTTTTTTTTTACTCCGGCCAAATTCATGATAGTGTCTAAGTCTTCATGAACTGCTGAACTCATTCTACTTAAATCTCTATCAAATGTGCTGGAGCCATAAGTGTTGTCTTTGGGGTCTTGAACTTTTAATTCTGGTAACCCAATGCCTTTGCTGAGTAAAACATTTTCGGCTCTGTCTACTTCTTCTTTGCTGTCAAAATAGTAAACACCGTCAACAAATCTATATTCAAAACTCCACTGAGTTAAAATTTCATCTATTTTTTCATCAACAGTTTCGGCTTCATTATAATCTGGATGTTGTGTGGTATAGGGTTCGGGGTTTGATACTTTACTAAAAGGACTGTCATTTTCCTTTAAGGTGTTGGCCCATAATTCAAATTCTTCGCCAACTTGTTCACTTCTTGTTTTATAAGCTTTGTGTACCAAAGGCAGTGCGTCCATTAAGTTTTCGTCGAATACTCTTTTAGTGAAACGCTCTTTAAGTGCTTCAATGTCAAATTCGTCTTCAGTCAATGATTCGGGTTGCCACAGCGCACGATATTGTTCATAACCTCGTTGTCCGCGAATAGTAAACAAATCTCTATGCAGCTTACCATAATGATCAATAGCAGATTCTACCATTACTTGTGTTTCTACATCTTCAAAAGTTCTGCCGCGCATATTTCTTGCAAAATGTTTCAGTGTTTCCATTTCGCTGATAATTTGTTTGATGTGTTGACCAAAATCATCATGTACCGAGCCACCGTTCATAACATGTCTTGCATAAGCTCTTGCGCCGTTAACTGTGGTGCCTTGAGGCAGTCTATGTCTCTCGCCTAAGGAATTCTCGATGTAGATTGCGTCAATGTTTCGGCTTCTTGCACCGGGCTTAGTTTCGTCCACAATGGGTTTACTGTGTCTGGCAATAATTTTTACATCTTTAAGCTTTTGATAACTGCTGCGGCTAGTACCATACATTTTGCCTTCGCTAAGTCGTAAATCTACTTCACTGCTGTCTACTACTTCGGCGTCTCTATTTGCATGTTTTAGATCTCGGAGATTTAATCCGCTTTTAGCAATATCACGAACATCAAATCTTTTGAATCTAGTCTGCATGGCAAAGAATTTTAATTGGCGCAGAAAATGATACCAAGACTTCTTTTCATCGTCGCTCATGTCTTGATCAATATCTTTGTCGTAGTAAACTTTAAAACTTTCGCCGTCGATAATGCTGATAGTAATGTTGCCATAGTTTTGACCGTTTTTAACATAGTCAAAATTAAAGAAACGAGCTTTAGTGGGATCTAATGTTGTTTTGGCATTTTCGTCGCCTATGCTGATATCGCTGAATCTACTGCGAATTTCATCAAATGTTGCTTCTGCGCGATGTTCAATATTGTTCATAATAATATATTTATTAACTTAGCATTATAAAAGGCATAGGCACTACCAGTTCGCTGTCATCTTTTAACTTTTCATCTACATTAGGATCGAAATCTCTAATTACGCCAGCCATGCGTACAGCTAACAACATACTCATTACAAGATCATCTGTTTCGCCCAATTTAGCTGCAAAGCTGCTGCCAGATGCTACAAATACTTTGAGTTCGCTGACCAGTGCTTTACTAGCGATGTGCAGTTTGCGTGTTTCTATTAGGTTTTTCATCTTACTACAAGCACTGATTTTGGTTTTATGGGTTGTGTTAAAACCTTTTCTATATCTGCGTGTAGCGCCGGGCCTACCAGGTTCACTTAAAAATATACCCTTAATATTTTCTTCGCCGTATTCTTCTATGGCAATCAGTGCAGCTTCGCCCAGTGTATTATTTTCTACACTGTAGTATATGTCAGTTTCATTACCAATTTCTTCCGAAATGTATTTGACAACTTCAGCTAGAATTTTTACCTGCTGTTGTACTGGTGTTTTATTGTGTTGCCATTCACCTATCTGCATCATGCTAGGCATTTCTAGTATTTGAATGGCTGCGGGATCTCCGCCTGTGCCCAAACTGGGATCTAATGCCACACAATAGATATTATTTTTACTGGGTTTTTTATACCAACGAACTTGTCCTTGTTTTAGCAAAGGATCTATGCCAGCCATTTCAGTTAAAAATATGGGATTGATTAGTGTTTCATCATGTATAATAAATTCGCATTCCATTTCTCTGCGGAATCGTTCTTCGCCTAATTGACTACGCATACTAGCAGCCCAAGCGTCATCCCTGTCAGGATGTTCCTGCCACTTACTACGATAAGCTCTAAATCCGTTTACACCAATTTCAGTTTCGTTACCATACTCGTCTTGTGTTTTGTTAGCTTGACGCCATATCTGTGCAAACTGATCTTCGTCGCTGTTGGGTGTACTGGTTATAATACATTTACCGCCAGTGGCTAATGTTGGGCTGATAGAAGTCCAAAACTCAGAAGCAATAGTAGGTCTTACGAATGCGAACTCGTCACAGTACAGCAGTGATATACTCATACCACGACCAGTGTTTTCTGTTGTGGTAGCACTGACAATTCTTGATCCATTATCAAAGTCAATGCTGCCTTTATTATAACTGACAACGCCTGCACGAATAAAATCAGGCACACTTTCATAAGCGTATCTAATTCTCTGCATGATTTCCTGGCTACCAGTGTATTTGTGAGCCGCAACCAATATAGTGCTGTCAGGAACAAACATAGCATACCAAAGCAAGTAGCCAGCAGCAGTGGTGCTTTTGCCAGTCTGTCTGGGCATGAGACTGATACTGTATCTAAAACTATGGTAAGTATGAACTAGCCTTCTTTGGTAATCATACGGGTCATACTTCATCCTACCTCTTGTGGGATGCTGTATGTAAAAATAGTTTTCCAAAAAATACTCAGGACCAGTTTCGGGATCACTGCACAGCATGATCTCTTTTATTTGGTTAGCGGTATAACTTTCAACCTGATTTGGTTTTTTTACTAATACCGTTTCGAGCGTTTTAGCCATTGTTCAAAATATAATAAGATACTATAATAAATATTTATTGCAACAACCAAGTGAGAGTTCAAATTGTCAGATGTGCTGCTGTTAAACAGCGACTTTAATCCAATCAGCATTCTTCCCTTAAGTGTAATAAGTTGGCAACATGCCGTTAAATTATATTTTTTGGATAGAATTCAAATTCTTGAAGAATACGACGACTGGGAAATTCACAGTGAATACTTGACTATGAAAGTTCCTGCTGTCTGTGTGACCAAAGATTACTTTAAATTCAAAAAGGCTGCAAAATTCAGTCGCAGTAATTTGTTTTTGCGCGATCTATATCAGTGTCAGTACTGCGGTGATACTTTTGATCACAAAGAACTGACATTAGATCATGTCAAGCCACGCAGCCGGGGCGGTAAAACAAACTGGGAAAATAGTGTAACAGCTTGCCGTAGTTGCAATTTTCGAAAAGGTACCCATGACTGGAAACCTTTGCGGGAGCCATACAAACCAGATCATTTTCAACTAATTAATAAATGGCGGCAAAGGCCTATACAGGTCAAACATGCAAGTTGGTATGTGTATTTGGGCTTAGAGATTCCAGATAAAAAACAAAATCTTTAAACTTTCCGTTTTTGATTTTCAAATCAGGATACTTATAAGCAAGATAATATATATTTCTTTGCTTGTATCCTGATATTTTTTCATACTCCCCTACACTATCATAATATGATATTTTACCTAGCGGATTAATAACTTTTAATCTGTATTTTATATTCCATGGTTTTTGACCTTGCTTGAATGATGCAGAATGCTTTATTTTTTTCCCTTTTTTTGATTCTTTCATTTTTTCTATTGCTTCTGGTGAATTTATTTTTCCTTTGTTACTAGAAGATATTTTCTTTTTTGTTTCATCTGAATGCCGCATACCGCTTGTGCCCCTGTCACCGCCATCAGTTAAATTACGCAATATTCCTGTACCTATATCTTTTCTACCGTACCATTTAATAAGTCTGCGTTCTAGAGCACAAGCTCCTACATTGGTCAAATTGCATTCTATGAAAACTATTCGTTTTTTATCTATAGGAACTTTTACATTGTGAGCCGAAGCAAAGGCACGAGAAGAATGTCCTTTACCTATGTAATATGGTGTTGAATCTGATTTTCTTAAATAGGCATATACATAATACCTATTTGTGTCATCTATAAATAACATTGCTGATGCTCCCTTAAAGCGTTAGAGTAGTTGGGATTGTCCAGATCCGCGAACTACACTTATATTTATTAAATTGGTTTTTCTTTTGTAAGATATGGCCTCGAGAACCACAAGCGGAACCAATCTTCGGTGCCTGGTTTTATTTTATGCTTACGCATAAGTTTGGCTTTTTCAGTACCTGTGTAACTGATATTTTCAGTTTGGCCGGGTTTGTATTCTTGCCACTGTGGTCTATTGCCAATGCCTGCTAAGACTTTAAGTTCTTGTACAGCGTCCATTATACACCATACTTGTTTCGTTTTTTGGGTGCCACTGGACTTTTTTTGTAAGTGCTAGGCACTTCCATGCTGCGATTGTCGCCGTGATTTAAATCTATGTGTTTACTGCCCATTACTTCATAAGCTTGTTTTAGCATTTGGGCTTCAATATCAGTCATTGGGGCAGCAATGTTATAACGGCCGGCCCAACTTTCTGCATCCAGTGTATCTGGCAAAGGATCTACTCCATTGCTTGAAGCTGTGGCCATCATGATACGATATAATTCGTAGAATCTATCTCTGCCTTCTACATCTTGAAACTTGTGCAGACCTCGACTAGCGTACTCATGTCTCTTACGCATAGGCCCAATTTTTTGTTCTGCTAGTATTTCGTTGATCTTCATATTACCAAGCCCTGCAGCTCCAATAACGAGCTTTCCAACGGGGACCAGGATTGGCACAGTTGTGTCTTGCTCTAAAACTCTTACGGCGTTTTGGATTAGACTTTTTGATACGCATGTTTTTGTCACCAAAATTTACTTTGACAACATTGCCTTTTGGTCCGCGAACATATACTTTAGATTTTTTCACATCTCCTGCCATTGGCTTGCCAAGAGGCACTTCACGGCCTTGATACTTGGCTTCGCTGATGTCAACATTGACATTTTGCCAAAATTCTTTTATCCAATCTTCGTTGCCGTACTTGTCAAGGAATTGTGCTAGTTCCATGCGTTCTGCATCAGTATGCATCTGTTCTTTCATACGGCCTTCCGCCACAACTTTGTTATTTTGATCTCGAATCCATTGATCTCGTGCTTGTTGATCAGCAAAACCTTTGGTGTCGCGTGTGCCACTATGCTGTGCCCAAAAGCGACCGCGTTCATAACCAGCCTTACGCCATTGCCCTGGGTTTTCGCGTTTGATATGGGTGCCATTGCCTTCCGATACGCCTTGCTGATTAAAAGCAGATATTTCTGCCTTGATGCGGTTTAAAGTCTTTGGAGATAACTCTATAACCATAGAACGGAAGTCACCTTCGTACTGGTCCCAGAATTGGGCTAACAATGGACAACTACTATATAATTCTTCCATAGCATCGTCGCCCTGGCGGTTAATCTGTCTAAGCATTCCTAAGATTTCGTGGCCGACAGTTTGCGAGCCTTCCGCCACACCTTGCTGACCCTGCTCTAAATTCTTTATCTCCCTGGCAGACCAACCTTGATCCTTGAGATGTTGTTTGGCATTGATGTAAGCCAATGGTTCGTTTCTTCTTTTATTTTGTTGGATAACTCGTATGGCCAGTTTTGTCAACGGGTCTAACTCGTCGTAGGAGCCTTCCGCCACACCTTGTCTTTTATTTCTAATCTCTAGACCAAGTTCGTAACCTTCGTTCCAGTAATATGCTTCTCTGTTAATGTCTGGGTCACCGTAGGGGTTATTTCTTGGTTTTCCTGCTATTCCTGCCTGTTGCCCTTGGCTATGTATTTCATACATTGGGTTACTGGGATGATGTTCTTCTGCCACACCTTGTGCAGGTGTAGTACCAGCAATTTTGGCCATGCTGATAACATTTTTATCAGCTTGTTTTTGAATAATGCTTTGTGCTTTGGCCATGGCCTTTGGACTGGCTCGCATGATAATAGCTGGCTTAGTAAAACTGTCGTCGGTTTCGTTGGCTTTTATTTTGCCAAGAGCTTGCTTAGTAGCTAGCCTCTGACCTACCGCCTGCGCCCGGTCAAACCCTTTTTGCTGTAAAGCGCCTGTGGGATCATCTTTAGGATTAGCAGCCTTGTACAGTGCCTTTTCAGCACTATGCCTTTTCATTGCAGCATCAACGGCAGGAGTATACTGATCGAAATCTTTGCCGCCTACTGCAGGTGCGTAAACTTCTGATACACCTTTAGCATCTTTAATTCTTTGCTGCAAATTAGAAATTTTTGCTTTTATCTCTTTGTTTCTAGTCCATACTCGGTGATCATCACTGTATTCATAATCAGGATCGTATTCAGATTGTAACTGAGCCAAATACTTTTCTAGTGTGGGCAAATTCTCTCGATCTTTAGCTAACTGTTCGGCTCTTTCCTTATCACGGATCTCAGCTTGGGCGGCCCATCGCTCGCGCTCTTTGGCTTCTGCTTTGGCTCTTACATCAGCAATTAAATTTGTCCAATAATCGTTGTCAGTGGCTTCTAACAATGCACCGCTTGTGCCTAACAGTGCTAGTGCTTTGTCGTCGGCTTCAATAACAATGCCATCATCCATGAACCCAACAACACGGCTTTCGATTACCATGTTGCCTAGTTCAATATCAAAATTGTCGCCTAGTTTTATAGATTCATCAACAATGACTTGGTTAATTTTCATTTTCTTACCTTAATGCTTTCGTAATCACGGGCTGCAGTTTCACGCATGGCTATTGGGTTGTCACCAAACTGATAACCATGTTTGTGCATTTTCTTTTCTTGACCGGCGACATCACCGTTACCGCCTTTTAACTGAATATCTGTGCCATACACTTGTTCGTCGGGTGTTGTACTGGCATGATATCTAGGATCTTTTTCTTCTTCAAGATCTTCTTCAGCATCATCAACAACTACTTCAACAGGTTGATAAACAGCTTCAGGTTCGCCGTTACCTAAGCCTGCCAGTTTCAATAACTGTGCAAGTTTTACAGCATCTTCGCCGTCGACACTTACAGTCATGCTTTGATGGCCATCGCTGTCTGCATTCATGCTGATGTTCATATGTCCCTCGTCTTGGCTGGGCATTGAACTGTCACAGCCACATTCTGTCATGGTATAACCACATTCTGTGCAGGTTTCGTGACCTTCGTCTAGTTCCTCATCGGGAGGTACTGATGCTGGTGAAAAAGGATCTCTTTTGCCAGGCTCTTTAGGGGCCATTGCGCCAAACTCTTTGGCCTGTTCAGCTGATTTTGCAAAAGCAGGAGGAGGTATTACTATTAAATTTTCGTCAATTTCGTCTGTGTGAAATTCTTGGCCGAATGTTGTAAACTTGTCTTTGCCGGCTTTTTCAGCAGCTGCGTCTTGCTGCTGAATGTATTCACCTTTGCTAACTTCGTCTACTTTTTCTTCGTTGCCACGCAGCATTGCAAAATCTTCAGCGTCTAGCTTACCATTATGGTTTTTGTCTAGCTTCTTCTGGCCGCCTTTTAGTGCTTCTTCCATACCAGCAAGGCGCATCATTTCTTCTAGTTCATAGTCGCCTTCGTCAACTGGCTTAGCCCATCCTGAACTTGGATCTGCACTGCCTGCCCATCTACCTACACTTGCTGCACTTGCGTCTTTTTTAGGATTATTGGTTCTAGCCCATCCTGAACTTGGATCTGCACTGCCTGCCCATCTGCCAAGGCTTGCTGCATCAGCGTCAGCTTCATCTACAGGTACTGGCAGTGGTACACCTTTTTCTCCAGGCTTAGGAGCGTCTGCTGTCCATACGCCATTCTTAATTGTACCCATTGCTGGTGCAGGTTGAGCTGCAGGTGCTGTTTTAGCGGATGCGCCTTTATCTAGTCCTTTGATAAATTTTCCTAGCGGATCTGCATCTTCAAGCATTTGTTCATACTTTTGCATATACTGTTCAAAAGCAGACTTCTTAGGACGACCACGACCACGCTTGACTGCTGTGACATTTTCTGTGTCATCGGTTTCACCAGTCTTGGGATTGTACTTACGGCTGTATACTGTTCCGCCTGTGGTAGGATCTGTTTTCTTGTTAAACTTGCCAGTGCCTTTTTCTTCACGACTCTTAGCACTAACAGCTTTCATCATATCTTCCCAGCCTTCAGTGATCTGTTGACTAGTCATACCACTGTTAGCAAGAACTCTAAGTGCAGCTACTGCTTCTTCAACTTTGCCTGCTTTGTGTGCTTTCCAAGCCGTGGCATAAGCAATGCCTTTTTCTTTGTCTGACAATTTACCGTCTTTGGCATAGCCTTTTTTAATATGTTTTACCATACGCTCTGCTTTGGCTCCTGGGGGTGCTACTTCCGCCACACCTTGCTCTTTATTTTGTGAGTCTGCATATTTTTGGTTTAACCTAGCACAAACTTCGTCTGCGTCTTCGGTATCATAAAAAACAGTACCGCTGTTTAATTTTCTACCTGGGCCTACAACATAATATCCATCTTCACCGCCTTTTACTTGATATGGACCCGATTCAGAGCCTTCCGCCACACCTTGTTTTGGTTCGAATACAGTAGGATAACCTGTTTTGCGATCGTAAACTCCAACTGTTTCGCCTTGACTGTTTTTAGCAATCACGCTGTCAACTGCTCCGCCACCTTCTTTGCGATTCCAAAATTTCACATCACTACCGTGATCTTTGCGAACTTGATTAGCCCATTTTCTTACGCTAACACCTGCGGAGCCTTCCGCCACACCTTGCTGACCATATAAATTCTCAAGTTCTTGTCCCACTAATGTCATTGCATCAACTGCACTTAGACCGTAGAACTTGTCCATATCGGCTAAGATTACAACTGTATCTTCAACTTCGCCCATGCCGTAGTTGTCAAACCATTCTGGATGATGACGGTCAATCAAACGCAGTACTTTGCTTACGCTTGCTGGGGTTACACCTTCCGCCACACCTTGCTCTTTGACTGGTCTAACTTCGTGATATCTTGGATCTGCTTTAGTGTAACTATCCGCTTTCTTATCACTGCCTCTACCATAGTGTGTAGGCCCAATTTGTTTATTGGTTTTAGTATGGAACTTGGCGTGGCCTTGTTTGTAAGTATCCGAGCCTTCCGCCACACCTTGCTCAGGCAGCACAGGAGCTCGATGTTTACCTAATCGGCTACGAATATGGTCTTTTTTATCTTGAGTAGGAATCAGTTGCTGTACGGCACGTGGTCTATCACCTGGCTTCCAGTCTTTAGGTGTAGTAATGTCATAACCGCGTCCTGGTTGCAGGCCAAATGTTTCAGTGTCACTTTGTGCTAGTTTTGATCCAATACGAGATGGGGATCTTTCCGCCACACCTTGCTCGCCTAGCTTTTTGCCTTGGGCGGCAGCTTGCTGGAATTTTTTCTTTCCGTATTTTTCACGGCCAATTGCTGCTGCAACTGCTTCGGGATTGTCGGCGCTGCCACCTTTTTTAATTGCGGCAACAGTTTTCTTAAAGCCCATATATTTTTCATTTAGTTGGCCTTCCACAGTTTTGATATTTTCTGCCAGTTGACTTTTGGCTTTTGGCTGTTGAACAGGTTGTTGGTCCTTTTGTTCAACTGCTGCTAGTTTGTTAAGGATGTCGTATAAATTATTGCTCATGATTGTTCCTATTATTTCTTCACTGGCGAAGGGATTTTATTTTGCTTGCTGCCTACAGGGTCAACTTTGCCTTGAGGTAAGCTGTTTGTTGTGCCTTGGCTTTGGAAATTTTTATCTTTTTCTTTGCCACCAGCAGCTTCAGGATAATGATATTTGCGAGTTTCTTCAAGCTCTTTCATTATACTGGGTATTCTTGCATCGCCTACTAAGTCTGCAGCAGGTGCAGCAGTGGTCATTTCTGGTTCATTAAGCACAGTGCCGCCATCGGGGTTGCTCATTTCTTTGCCATCCATGATAGCTTCAAATGGACTGTCTGTGGGTGTTACACGGATATTTGATGCAGGACAGCAACCACATTCTGCAATAGCATCACGCACTAGGTCGTCATTGGCTGGATAGCAGATACTGACATCAATGATATTAACTTCTGTAGGGCCCATGTTGGGAAACAGTGGGCTTTCGTGAATGGGTAAACGCTTGGGTTTGCTGATGCTTTCAACTTTATACTGTTCCAAAGATTGTTTTACTTTGGCTTCAATGTCGCTGGTCATTTCACAGGCCATGCGAATTCTAAAGTTGTAAGTCTTTTGGCTTTCTGTTAGGTAGGCTTTAAATGACTTCATTGGGAATTCCTATTATAAGATATTTATTCAAAAACAGTTATTTTTTCTGTTGCTTAAGTATTTCTGCCAGCAAACTGTTACGATCTATCACAGTTCCTTCGCCTTCTACAGCGTTGGGCAATGCTGTACCACTGTCTTTGCTTTGCTGATCTAAGCGCATTTTTTTAAGTTGTAGGTCGACCATGCGTAGTTTTTTGTCTAGTTTTGCTTGTTTAGCTGAGATAGCGTGTCCCAGTAACACACCTGCAGTTTGAAATACTGTGCCGCTGAATCTAGCTTCCATGGCCATGCCTAGATCCATTAGGTCTTCAAACTTGTCTTTGGCCAATTGCGCTAGTTCATCCATTTCGGCATCGCTGGCATCTAATCCACGCACGCCTGGCAGTGCAGCATCAATTTTATCTATGGCTGAATCTATTTCTGCAAAAGTACTTTGATGTTCTGCTATCTGTTGCTGTGCTTGTTCAACGGTAACAGTTTCAGGTAAATTTTCGGGTAAATCAAACAATTCGCTGAGTTTTTTGGTCATACCATATTTATGGTTTGGCTCCGTGGAAAATTTGATTTTCGTTTATGACTCTGAACTTAAGTCCGTTTTGTTCACAAAATGCAGCTGCTGCTTGCCACTTGCAGTGATTCAGTGCCACAGCTGCTCGATCCCTTGCGCTTTTGGCTGCTTCCATGGTTGTTTCTTTACTGGGTTTTATTTCAATGACTTCGCCATGACGATTGCCACTTTTATCCACATAGATTATTAAAAAATCTGGCACATAGATAGTTTTTTTACGAGTAAAGGGATTTAAATAGTTTACATGTATGGCTTCGCTGGCCCATTGCAGTATGGCAGGATTTTCGTCGCAGAAGGTCATAAACTTGTGTTCCCAACTGCTGCGGTAAGTGGGTTGTTTTTTCCCTATGTATTTTTCGGGATTTTTAATTGTAAACTTACCCTGACTGAATTTGCTGGCCATTTACCAAAGCACTGTTCTGCTTACTCGTTGATTAGCAGCAGCTGTGTTAACTGTGCCTAACAAACTAGTGCTGACTCTACTACTGTTTAGATACAGTGCTAAAAGATTATTAAGATCGCCCATGGGCATTTTCATAAATTGATCTAATACATTCATGGGGTCTTCATTGTTTAGCTGTGCTGTGTTGATTACTGTCTGTGCTAGTAATTCAGCACTGTCTCTGTCGCCGGTAACTTGTTGAAACCAGCTTAAGATTGCATCGTTAGTACCTATACTAACTGTGTAGTCAGGTATAAAATAATTACTAAAAAATTTATTTGTGGGATTGATTCCAGAACTAGGTAAATTACTGGGTTTAGTTGGATCGTATTGTGGCATTTAATTGCTTCTTTTAATAGTTGTAAGTCCAGTCACCGCTGGCAATAGGATCATTTGCATAAGCTTCATATAAGCCTGTTTCTGCTTCGATAGCTGATGCATTCCAATCGTCTGGGGTAATATTAACTGGGGCAGTTCCGCTGTCAGTCCCGAATGCAGTATTAATATATTCCCCTGAACCACTTAATATTGGATTTCCAGCGCCATCTGTCCATACTGTTGCAGGATAAGCACCAATTTGCGGATTACCTGCAGAACCATCAGCCGCAGATTTACTACCGCCTAATAAGTTGCTTAACCAATTACCAGCACCGTCAGCAGGAGCAGATGTTTGAGTATATGTTCCATTGGAATCTCTAAAATACTGACTGCCATTTTTATAAGTGAAGTATCCTGTGCCATCGCTTTCTATAACTGCATTTACAACATTTTTGTTAGGGCTATCTTTGCTAAATCCTCCTGACCCAAAAATGTCGCTGAAAGTATTTTTTATAGTTCCGCTGACACCGTCAAACACCTGTGTAACTCCACCAGCAACACCATTAAGAACTGGTTGCAGTGCATTGTTAACTAGTCTGCCTGTGACTAACCCAACAGCACCACTTACACCTGCGGCCACTGATTGTCCTAATACGCTTTGTCCTAAAAATCCTTTGGTCAGACCAGAATAAACAGTTTGTGCAGTGTAACCACCTGCTACCAATCCACCGGCACCACTTAAAGTATTAACAATTTGAGCTGAGGTACCGCCGATTGTGTAAGTTACACCAGTTTGTGGATCAGTGTAATATTTTACACCTGCAGGATTTAAATTTTGTCCTTGCTGAACCAATGCGCTGCTGTTTTGTGGAATTGCTACAGGTTCTGGATTTCCTGTGTAATTTGTACCAGGCACTAATTTTTGCTGTACACCATTTTCGTCAATGGTTACCTGTGTGCCGTCTCTGTATGTGTAGACCGTCATTACTTGTCCGTTGCTGTCGGTTACTCTTTGTTTAGATTCTTGATTAGTTTCTAAATTGCCTGGAATATAAGTGCCGGTAGTGGTACTTAAAACCTGTCGGCTGCTTATAGGATTACCATCTTCATCAAGAGTCAACGATGTTTGTTGATTTGTTACAGGTTGACCATACTGGTTAACTAAAATATTATTGCCTTGATTTGTAGTAACTTGAAAAAGTTTTACATTGCCTTGTTGCAGACTATTAGTAATCACTCCGTTTACATAATTATTTGCAATATTTGTTCCAATGGATATTACACCAGCTTGCAAAGTGCCGCCAATAGGAGTACCTGCAACGGTTACGCCATTGCTTTGCGGTAAAGCACTGTAGGGGTTAGACAATACATTTGATTGGCTATAAACTAATCCGCTGCCCAAGCTGGCAGTTGGCACTGTTATGCTGTTTCCTAATGCAGCGTTGACTGCTTGGTTAATAGCTGTAATACCTATGCGAGTTAAACTTTGTCTTGCAAGATTTGTAAAATTAACATTCTTTAAATTTTTAGCAAGGTTGTAAGCATTTAACAGTGCATTAAAAATATTAGCCCCGGAACCTTGGCCGTCGGGTCTGGCTAGATCTTTTGTTCCGTTTGATAATGCACCTATTAGGCCATTATCATCATAAATGTTTGTTGTACTAGTACTAATAGGACTTTGTACATTGTCATAATGTATGGTAGCAAACCCATTTACATCAATTGGATTTACATATCCTGTTTTGTATTTGACAGTTTCAAACATCACTGTCATTTGATTTTCCATAATACCAGTACCTTGTTCGCTGTTATGTTCACCATGACGCCAATCATTGATATATGGATTAATTAATTCGTATTCTGTGAATCTTTTATTGTGTAAACTGAAAATTTGTATGCTGGTTAAAAAAGGAACAACACTGGCATTTCTTGGAGTAAACCCCCAACTGTCAGTAAGTCTGGGCTGATATTTGTGTGGAGTAGAATAGTAAGCTTTAGTATAGTCGCTGTCTCTGTAGTAATAGGTATAGTAGTCATTCCAAAATTTGGTCACAACATCTGCTGCATCGTCGTGGAATGTAATTGTAATAGGGTCGTAGGTAATGCCTGTTTGTATTATATTTTTTCTATTGTAAGCATTTTTAGTCTGTGTTGCAATTCTAAAATTTGGTAGTCCTACTCTTTTGGCCAATAACCCTACTTCATATTGTTCTAGTGTTGTTTGACTGCTGATTTGGCTAGTAAAAATTTGCTGGCTAAACAGTGCAGTTACCTGTGATAATAAATCATTACCTAAATTATTGTTAATGTTTATAACAACATAATATAAAAAACTTTGCTTAGGCGCTAATCTAAAGTTGTCAGCCAAAAATAACTTTGTGGCATGCTGATAAGGATGCGTGTAAGTACCAGGAGTTAAAGGCTTAAGATCTGCGTTGTACAAAGTGGCCATGTTAATATTTATTCCACAAAAAACCCACTCGAAAGTGGGTTTTTGCTAATGATATTTGAAATATAATTAACCAGTAATAACAGTGCCTGTGCCGCGTGGTACAGAAGTACCAACCCCACCTCCTGTGGTTTGCAGTGCGTTGTCCATGCGGATTGTCATGGCAATTGTCATTGGCTCATTGTTGCTATAGTTAGCTTCACCGTAGTTAACATCACTTAAGAAACAGCCATATAGTTCCCATGTTTCTAGTACTATGGGTTCAATTGTACCGTTTCCGCCATCTAGCATTTCAAGTCTTGCAGTAAACTTATAGTCAATACCAGCACTTGAGCTAGCTTGCTCCATGAAGTCATATTGTTTCTGCAACTGTTCGCCAACTAGTCTACTTACATTGCCGCCTGCATCATCACGCAGCACTACCTGCGCAGGTTGCCAAGTTGGGCGGCCTGCAATATAAGCCATACTGTTGTAAACTGGTATTGTGATTGGTTCCATGCTTACTTGCGGGCGGGCAAAACTTACAATTTGTTTTGTTAGTTCTGTAGTAGGTGTACTGACACCAAAGTTATCAAAACTAGCTCTAAAACGAAACTGTAGTTTTGGCATCAACAGGCCTTGTGTGGAAGCACTTTGGTTTCCACTCAAGGGCACTGTGAATTTTGTTAATGATGAAACTGCCATTTTAATTTGCTCCTGTTCCTACTGGTTCAGCTGGTGCAACATTGTTACTGTTTAACTGTCCTGCTGCTACCAATCTAATTGGGATGTAGATAAATTCAACATCCTTAGTTGGTTGTACTGCAATGTCTACCCACAACTCATTTCTGTTAATACGATCTGGTGTGTTATTAGATGAATCGCAAACTACCAAATAATCTGCTACACCGCGTTTAGCAACTAAATCGTTCATTAAACTGTTACATACTGCGGTCATGCTATTTCTTGTAATAGTGTCATTTGGTTCAAACAAGAATGGTCTGCTTAATACATTCAATTGTTTTCTAACATAGTTAATCAACCTTGCTACATTAATTCTATCAAGCGCACTTGGCAGTGTTGCAAGAGTTTTCTGACCGTATACAACTAGTCCTACTCCGGGCAAGCTGGTAATTGGGTTAATTGCATTTGTGTACAGTATGTCACGCAGGCCTTGATTAATACCAACTGTTACAAATGCTCCTGTTGATGCATTAACATAACCAATGGAATTTAAATTGTCAATAAGCCCTCTGCGTGTACCAGCTGGTGCTATCCAAGGATAACTTGCATTGTCACTGTTTAAAATACTGCGTAGTACTGCATGACTTGGGGGTACAACTACTGTGGCGCCTGATAAGTCAGTTGTTTGTCCACTTG